GTCTTTGTGAAGATAAAGTTCTGTACGAATCAGCGCTGCTAGAAATTTCAGAAAATCCGTCATTTTCAAACAGTGGAAGGTAATTGAGCATTGCGCCACCGTAGTGGAAAGGGGTACCATTCAAAACAACTTTAACATGCAGGTCAGCCTGCATTAATTTATAATTGTTTATACGATTGATTACCCTTTTATTGGTGAAGAATAATTCCCAAGGATTGAAACCATCTATCAAATTCCCACCAGATGGCCAGGTAACATCCCGAATCTTAATCGGTCGTGACATAAAATCCTGTAATGAAAAATCACCAGTCATCACTGCCTCAGTCAGAACAGTGGTGGGCGCCTCAATTCCAGAAGTTTCTCCTTCATTGAGGTCAAGAAAAGTCACATTTTGCTCAACTTCTCTAGTTTCTCCACTAACTTCTTCAGCTTGTGGAAAAATCGTGCTATCCAGCACTAACTTTTTTGTGGAAAAAGCTAAACCGTCGAAAAACGTATAATATGTATGTAAATCTGTAATCCATTAATATACAATTGAACGTAACCGGATCAAGCCGTTCAAAGTTTTATGTTCAAATGTGCTGGCGAAGCACTCTCCTAAATAAGAGTAGACCACGAGGGGTCTGCCGTACAATACAAAGCCTAATATAAATATATAGAACAAATATAATATGTATAATGGTAACCAATAATATTGTTTCTTTTAACTTAGTGTGCGCAGAGAACGCACAGAGGGACAAAATAATTTTTCCGATTAATCGTACTTTTCCTTCCAATAAAGTACTCGTGCGTCAAAATCAGTTTCCAATGCCATTACAGGCAAAGAAGCTCTTTTACACACCTCCTGGAGTTTGCTCCTCCTATCCTCGTAAACATCCCTACCATGAGCAAACCATTCGTGTAATGCATTCTCAACAGCATCACACGCGACCTCGCGCATTGTAGCCTTGGTTGACTTTAAATGCACATATAGCGGTTTGAGGATTGATTCCTCATTCAACATTCCAATAAACCTGGCTATTTCTGGAATGTAATTACTCATTCTTTTAAGAAAGTCAAGATCCCCCTTGCTCAAGAATGGACCAGCCTCTGATGTTTTGTTTGGATGTGTTATCTTCATTCCAAACAAAGCAAGAAAATCGTGATAGGACACGAAATGAAAATCCGCACACTCGGGTTTCACACTTCCTTTAAAATCATCCCCGTACGTCAAAGCCGCCACATAATCCCGAAATCTCACCTTTTCCGGGTAAACGTGGAAAAAACCCATTCTCACCAACAAACTACCAACTATACTGTTGATAATGACCGTGAGACTGTTTCCAGACGTGTTCATGTTAAAAACCTGAAGCAACGTCCCGTTGTAGTCTAGGAATGGGTGCACTATATCATACAACATCATATGCATCATGTAAATGTCATCATCATCATAACCGTGCGCTACTGCCAAATCAATTAATGACATATATGCTGCAATTGTTAGTTGGGAATTCATTCTTACATCGTACTTAGAATAATCCCAACCTAAATCAGTGTTCTCGCTATATTTCTCAGAATGGGCCATCAAAATCTCCCATTCCTTACCAAAAGCATTCACACCTACAGCACATTCTGCCTCAATTGAGTGCAACCCCAAAAAACGGACTATCTTGAGAAAGTATTTCCTCATTAAAATAGTCAAAACCACTGGTGAACCTTGAAAAACTCTCACACTCTTCTTTGTAAAAGGTGTAGGTTCATCTTTAAGATTACTGGACCATACGACATTAGCACGTTTACCATGCTTCCAACAATTTTCTACTCTCTCTATCTCAAACATTATCTCCTCACTGGGAGTTCGAGAGATCAGTTTACCGTTGTGCCATGTGTCCTCAAAATGT